GACAATATGATTATTACGCCGGAAAACGCGGCCGAGATGTCAGAAGACGACTTCAACGCGCTGTTAAAAGCGGCGCCTGCTTTTAGTTTTGAGCGCGCATTTTCACGTTCAATCGATATCACGGGTCCCCGCATGATTGGCGAAGGCGACTCTGCGGTGCAGGCGTATCAAAATGGGGGCCCGGTTGAGCCTAAACAGGACGATATGTTCCCGGAAGCAATTAAAGAAGGCATCGGCACCCTTGTTGAGTATGCTCCCAAAGTCGCGAAAGTTGTTGGCCGTGGCGCAGGTGACCTGTTCCGCTCCGATCCTGTCAGCCCGCCTGAGCTGGCCACCGAACCGCCGCCCCCGGATCAATTGGATTTTATTGCCGCTTCTTCTCCTGTTTATAGTCATAACATCCCAACAATTGCGGGACGAGTTGTTGAACAGTTGTATTCTCCAGAACAAACCGCTGTTAATCGTGCCGATTTGTTTATCAATCCCGAAAAGATGGGCGAAGTGGCTCCAAGAATCTCTAAAAAAGATATCAGTGAATTTTTGAATGACCTGCGAACTCAAATTGGTGTCGAAAACGCGAGACTGGATATTAAAGCAGAAGAGGTTGGTATCAATCCCTCTCCCGATTTAAAAAAGATATTTAGTCAAAGGATGGTTGCAGACCGTTTGATAGACTTTATTCGCAACGAAACGGGAGTCACGGACCCCGAACAGCTACAACGTATGGTGTCGGAGATTGTTATGACGACAACGTCCAAGATGGATCCAGAAGGCATGGCGGACGGCGGTGTCGTATCCCTGAAAGATACAGCGGTAAACATGACTCGCGGACCACGGTCCAATGGTATTATGCAATACGTTCCTTATATGACCGGAGCAACAAATGGCTATTGAAAAAAACGTACCGTCTCAGCTAGACCCAGAAGATTTAGCGGCTGAGATCGAAATCGAGCTACCTGACTCGCAGAATAATGTCCTTGCAATGATTCAGGGCGAAGATATTGGTGAGATTGAAATTTCTCCAACGGAAGACGGCGGGGTTGAAGTCGATTTTGAGCCACAAGACGAGATGCTTGGGGACGATGGTTTCTATTCTAACCTTGCCGAACAGCTACCGGATCGCGAGCTTGCCCGAATTGCGTCAGAGCTTTTGGAAGAGTTTGATGCCAATAAGGCGTCTCGGCAGGAGTGGGAGACCGCTTATGCCGACGGTTTGGAACTACTGGGCTTTAACTACGAAGAGCGGACTCAGCCTTTCCGCGGCTCAAGCGGGGTAACGCATCCTTTGTTGGCCGAAGCGGCGACGCAGTTCCAAGCGCAAGCGTTCAACGAGTTATTACCGGCCTCTGGGCCTGTCCGTACCACCGTGATGGGCGACAAAACCAAGGACAAAGAAGGTCAGGCACGGCGTGTTCGCCAGTTTATGAACTACTACATCACTAATGTGATGGAAGATTACACGCCAGATATGGATCAGATGCTGTTCTATTTGCCTTTGGCGGGCTCGACGTTCAAAAAAGTGTACTTTGACGAGAGTTTGAACCGTGCGGTGAGCAAGTTTGTGCCCGCAGAAAACCTTGTTGTGCCTTATGAGACGTCAGATTTAGACACTTGTCCCAATATTACGCAGGTTGTCCGCATGTCACTGAACGATTTGCGGAAAAAGCAGGTCTCCGGCGTCTATCTGGACGTTCCTGTCACCCCCGGTGAGGGTCAGAGCGACTCTGTGACCGACGAAATTCAGCGGATTGACGGCCTGACGCCGTCTCAAATCGATTACGACGCTACTTTGTTAGAGTGCCACGTCGATTTAGACCTCGAAGGGTACGAAGATATCGATGAAGAAGGCGATTTGACCGGTATCAAGATCCCTTACATCGTCACTTTGAGCTATGACACGGGTGAAATCCTGTCAATCCGCCGTAATTACGACGAAGACGACGAGTTCCGTAAGAAAATTCAGTATTTTGTGCATTACAAGTTCCTTCCGGGCTTCGGTTTCTATGGTTTGGGCTTGATTCACACCATTGGCGGGCTTTCTCGTACAGCAACGGCGGCACTTCGCCAGTTAATCGACGCGGGTACGCTCTCGAACCTTCCAGCAGGCTTCAAAGCCCGTGGTCTACGGATCAGGGACGACGATGACCCACTCCAGCCCGGTGAATTCCGAGATGTGGACGCTCCCGGCGGTGCCATTCGCGACAGCTTGATGCCTTTGCCGTTCAAAGGCCCAGATCCTACGTTGTATAACCTTCTAGGCTTCGTTGTAGAGGCCGGACAGCGGTTCGCGACGATTACAGATATGAAGGTAGGCGACGGCAATCAGCAGGCCGCTGTGGGCACGACAATCGCGATGCTGGAGCAAGGTTCCCGCGTCATGTCGGCTATTCACAAGCGCCTGCATTACGCAATGCGGTTGGAATTTAAGATTCTGGCTCGCGTCATGGCAGAGAGCTTGCCGCAGGAGTATCCGTACTCTGTTGAGGGCGAAGACTCAGCCGTCATGGCAACAGACTTTGATGATCGCGTAGACGTCATTCCTGTCTCCGATCCGAACGTATTCAGTCAGGCACAGCGGATTGTACTGGCGCAGACAAAACTACAGTTGGCGGGCGCCGCTCCGGAACTCCACAACATGTATGAAGTCTACCGCGATATGTACGATGCGTTAGGCGTGAAGGATGTAGACCGGATCATGAAGGCGGCTCCGGAAGACGACTCGCGGCCCACGGATCCTGCACAGGAGAATATTGATGCACTCGACATGGCCCAACTCGAAGCCTTCGAGGGTCAAAATCATCAAGCGCACATTATGTCGCATATGGTTTTTGGTTCAACGCCGATGGTTGCTGGTATGCCTCCTGTGGCGATGGCTTTGCAGAAGCACATCATGGAGCACGTTCAGATATCTGCTCGGGAGCGCGCTTCGGCTGAGTTTGAGCAAATTACCGCGCAACAAGGACCTGCGGCGAATCCTGAACAACGGATGATGGAGTTTGAGGGCTTAGTCGCTCAGTACATTGCCGAAGGGATGCAACAGGTCAAGCAGTTGTCTCAGCAAGTATCTGGGCAAGGGCCGGATCCTGTTGTGCAACTCAAGCAACAAGAATTGCAACTCAAGGCGCAAGAAAGCCAGCAAGATGCACAGTTGGATGCGGCTAAGTTACAATTGGATCAGCAGACCGTGCAGATGCGCGACCGCCAGTTCTACGACCGGTTGCAAGCGCAGGCGGCACAAACACAAGCTCGGATCGACGCAGGTCGTGAGCGCGAACTACTCAAGCAGAGAGGACAGTAAAGTGGCTAGAAAGACGAAAAACGAAGACGTCATGGACAGTGTTAGTTATGCCAAAGATGTTCTGAAAAGCGATGGTGGGATGATGAGTTCTACTGCGGGATCGGACATGCTCATAAGAATTATTGGTTCTAATATCGGTAGTCGTCCAAATAGAGGAATTACGGGGGCGGCCGCAGACGCTCTCAGCAGAAAACTAGGCAAAAAGAAAAAGTAGGAGAATTATTGTGTCAAAAGTAAAGATCGTTACAAATACTCCGGGTGCGGCGCAGAAAGCTGTGAACTATGCTGATATCGCAGGCCAAGGCAAGATTCCTTACAAGGGCGGCGAAACAATGCCGGAAGCACCGATGGACGTACCCGGCGGTACTGCACGAGGCATGGGCGCGGCGAAGCGCGGCGGTAACTACAAAGGCTGTATGTAATGCCCCTTAAAAAAGGTTCTAGCCAGAAAACCATCAGCGACAACATTAGCAAGTTGATGGATGAGGGCTATAAGCACAAACAGGCCGTTGCGATTGCTTTGTCAAACGCTGGAAAGATAAAATCTGAAAAACCAGATATGAAAGCGGCGAAAGGCGGAGTCGTCCGTCGTTTTAGCAAACTCGCACGACCGCAGAGGTTCAAAGGAGTGTTCTAGTGATTTTTGAAGCCATCGCCGCGATCAAAGTAGCCAACGAGGCGATTGGCGCAATCAAAGAGTTTGCAGGGCACGTTTCTTCTGTTGGAGAAATGGGGCCTCAACTCACAAAGCTTGCTGATTCAAAAGATCAGATTCAGAAAAAGGCATCCGAAGGAGACATGGATGCCTTTTTTGCGTTAGAAAAGATACGTCAGCAAGAAGCTGAGATTAAACAGATGTTTATCTACAGTGGTCGCGCAGGGCTTTGGGATGATTATCAAAGGTTCATGCAAACTCGAAAGGAGTTAAGAGAGAAAGAACAACAACGTGCAGTGGCTAAGAAATTGGCTAAGAAAAAAGCCATCAAGAATGGACTTATGTATGGTGCTGTTGGCATTGCTCTTCTCGGTGTGGTCGGCGGGGCCGTGGCCTTTGTACTTTATCTTATTAGTCTTAAAGGTAAATAGTGGATGACAGAGATATTCGTGCCGCCATTCAGTCCGATCTACAACAACTCAAGCGTGAAATATCCCGTAGTCGAAACAGAACTTTTACCCAAGGCGAGGGACGTAGACGGCTTGCCAGAGCGGTCCAGACAGTTGAAAATAGAATCAATGACTTACGACAACACTGGCCGGATGACGACGAGCCAGAGTTATACACTGGAGAGATGGGCATGACAGAAGAGATTCAGCAGTACGACCTGAACGGTGACGGCAAGATTGATGAGGTAGAGCGGAAGATCATGTTGGAAGACATGCGTCGCAAGATGGAAGACGCAGATGCTCAACGTGACTCAATTCGCAAGATGGCGTGGTTCGCGCTGTTTGGCCTTCTGCTTTACCCGTTTGGTATCTTTCTTGCGGACTTGTTTAGTATGGGTACGGCGGCAAATCTCATAGCCGACATAGCCCCAACATACTTTGCGTCAATCGCAGTGCTTGTTTCTGCATTCTTTGGCGCGAGTGCACTGAAGAAAAACTGATGAAGACTTGTGAGTATTTTTACAAGGGCGGGATGTACCACTCTGAGTGTGGTGCAAGGTCAGTTCATCGCCCGACACAGAAATGCGACAAATGCGGTAGAAAGCCGCAGGAGAAAAAGTAATGCTTAATATGCTACTAGGCCCTGCAATGGAGCTGGGTAAAGAGTTTCTCAAAGGCAAGGCTGATGAGAAGAAAGCAATTCAACAACGTAAGATTAACGCGATTCAGAACGACGCTGACTGGGAATCGAAGATGGCTTCGGCCACTGAGAAATCCTGGAAGGATGAGTGGTTTTCAATTTTGTTGAGTTTGCCTTTGCTGGGCGTAGCGTACAGCGTGGTGATGAACGACCCGACGATCATTGACCGTGTGAACGAAGGCTTTGCTGCACTGAATCAATTACCTGAGTGGTATCAGTATTTGCTGTTTATCGCGGTCAGTGCTAGTTTCGGTTTAAAATCAGCGGACAAGATCATGTCCATGAAAAAAGGAGGCAAGTGATGCCGGGTAAAAAGTTTCCAGATTTGACAGGTGACGGCAAGGTCACAAAAGCAGACATCTTGAAAGGCCGCGGAGTCTCTGGGTTCAAGGATGGAAAGAGCGTCAAAGTAAGAGATCCGGGCAAAGTTGCTAAAATGGCGGCTAAAGAAGCGGAAGAGCGTCGCAAAGACGAAGAGTTCTTGAAGATGATGAAATCTACAAAAGGTTCAACACAACGCTCCGCGGCATCTGAAGATGCATACAGCTACGCTTTGGGCGGCAAGGTAAATGTCATGGAGTGCGGCGGAGCTAAAAATGCACTTCGCGGTAAGAAATTTAGCGGAACGTACTGATGATCAACTTAACCATTTCTTTGGGCGGTATGCCTGTTGACAAGATGGAGCAGACTGAAGAGGGCAAAACCTGCCCTCCCGCAACAGTCGATTCAGAAGTCAACGAAGAGAACAAGCAAACAGCGGTCGAGGAGGCAAACTATCGTGAGCCAAGCTCAGGATCCGCTTTTGTTTTGTCGGAGACCTGCGGAACTTGCGCGGCGTACAACCAGACACATGACATCATGGAATGTATTGGCAACAATCCAAACTTGGGCTACTGCCAAATGTACAAATTCATGTGCAAGGAAGAAAACACCTGTGATAGTTGGGCTGAAGGCGGTCCTATTACAGATGCGGACGACGGTTCAGAACGCGATATTTTGTAATGGATGTTGTTCAATTTAGCCAAGCATTGTATAACGTCTTGCGAGAACGCGAACAAGACTTGTGTGATCAATTGGCAAACGGTGCCGCTCAAACCTTTGAGCAGTACCGCAGTATGGTAGGGGAATTACAGGGTATCACCTTTGCCATCGACGAAGTAAAAACCCTGCTGGAGAACACAGAAGACGATGTCGAAGACCTCCTTGCTAGTTCCGGAGCACGTCGCCGCTGATTTAGCTGCTGAAACTGCTAAAAAAGAGGCACCGGAACAAAAGAAAGAAAAGGACAAGCCTTCACTTGAAGACGCTTACGTTGAAGAGTCGAAGCGAGTCCTAGATCCATCCTTAATTGATAAGTCCCTGAAAGAGCGATTACCTCAACCAACTGGTTGGCGGCTACTTGTTATGCCGTATCAAGGTAAAGCTACCACTGACGGCGGGATTTATATACCAGACCAGATTCGAGAGCGTGAGCAGTTGGCTACGGTTGTTGCCTATGTCTTGAAGGTTAGCCAAATAGCGTA